TCACTAGCAAGAAATATTGGTTATGTACCTAGATCAGCTAGATCTGCACAAGCTGTGGTGAATTTTAGTGTAGACTTGTCAACAAATGACACAAAAATTGTAACTTTGAAAGCTGGACAAGTGGCATTGGGTGTTCAACAGGGAAGTAATTACATTTTTTCCATTCCAGACGACTTTGTGGCGACAACTGGTGTTAATAATATTGCAACTTTTGATAATTTAAGAATTTACGAAGGAATATATCTCCAAAAAACATTTCAAATTGATTATTCTCAACCAAATCAAAGATATGTGCTTCCAAATGCGAATATTGACGCTACTTCTATTCGTGTTACAGTCACTTCTACGACAAATGAGATTTATTCGCTCTATAATAACATTTTACAAGTCGATTCGACCTCTAAATTGTTCCTAATTCAAGAAATTGAAGATGAAAAATATGAAATCTTATTTGGAGATGGAATTATTGGTAAAAAACCGCCTGCTGGAGCAATTATTACTGTAACGTATATTGTTACTAACGGAAAATTAGGAAATGGAGCTAGAAATTTCTCATTTGTTGGTATTTTGAGAGATGATACTGATACAACTATCACTTCTGGCATGTCTGTATTGACAACAAGTCAAAAATCAGAAAATGGAGACAACATTGAAGACATAAGTACGATCAAATACTTGGCGCCTCGTATATACTCCTCACAATACCGTGCCGTAACCGCAAATGACTACACAGGTATAATTCCATTCGTGTATCCTAACGTTGATTCTGTGACTGCCTACGGTGGAGAAGAGTTAGATCCACCTGAGTATGGAAAAGTCTTTATTTCTATCAAACCGAAAGATGGTGCTTTCCTTTCACAGATTACAAAGGACGATATTTCAAGACAACTTAAACAATATTCGATTGCTGGTATTAAGCCAGAAATTATTGATCTCAAATATCTTTATGTTGAAGTAGATACTACTGTTTATTATAATACCAACGCAACATCAGAAGTATCTGAATTAATTACTTCTGTGACTAAGACACTAACTACATATTCACAATCATCAGACATCAACTCATTTGGTGGTAGATTTAAGTATAGTAAAGTTATTGGATTAATAGATGATTCTTCTAGAGGCATCACATCTAACATTACTAGAGTGAAAATGAGAAGAGATATACTCCCTGAGTTAAATACTTTTGCAACTTATGAACTTTGCTACGGAAATGGGTTTTATGACCAACCAAATGGATATGGCATACGTTCCACAGGATTTACAGTCAGTGGTATTGACGGAACTTTGTATTTGGGTGACATTCCTACTGCTGGGACGACTGTTGGAAAGATAGTATTCTTTAAACTTGTAAATAACCTTCCTTTAGTTGTTAAGAATGACGCTGGTACTGTGGACTACGTTCATGGAGAGATTAATTTGGATGTGGTAAATATAACAGGAGCTTCACTTGCAAGTGGAGTGATTGAAGTTGAAGCAATACCCGATTCAAATGATGTAATTGCTTTAAAAGATTTGTATTTACAATTAAACGTTCCTAATAGTACAGTAAATGCCTTACCAGACGTTATATCTTCTGGAGAGAATACTTCTGCTACTGCATACGTTAAAACCTCTAGTTATGCTAGCGAATCAATCTATACCCGATAAATGACGGATATTAAAAGAGTAAAAATCTCTCACTTAATAGAATCTCAAATTCCTGAGTTCTTAAATCAGGAATCACCCCTATTCAAGAGTTTTTTAGAACAGTATTACGAATCACAGGAACACCAATCGGGTATGACCGACTTGGCCAGTAATCTGGCGGAGTATCGGAAGATTGGTGCGTTCAATGATGAGACACTTATAGCTTCTACAACCTTAACTCTTTCATGTTTTGCTGGTGATACTACTTTATCAGTTATATCCACAGATGGATGGCCTGATACTTACGGTTTGTTGAAAATTGACAACGAAGTAATTACATATACTGGAAAATCGGAAACTCAGTTCCTTGGCTGCGCTAGAGGATTCAGTGGTATAGATCAAATATCAAAAGAAGACGATGCTGAGTTTGCAAACTTTGCCGAAACCAGTGGTGCGGTTCATCTTTCTGGTTCTACAGTAACTAACTTAAGTAATCTTTTCTTACAAGAATTTTTTACTAAATTTAAAACAGAATTTTTACCTGGCTTTGAAAATAGAAGTTTTACAACTGGTACATCGATTACTAATGTGCTTACCAGAGCAAAAGACTTCTATATGGCAAAGGGAACTGATGCTTCATATAAAATTCTCTTCAAACTTTTGTATGGTGAAGAAATTGAACTTATAAAACCAATTGATAGAACATTAATTCCTTCAGATAATGTATATTTCAAAACTAAGCACGTTCTAGTTGAAAACTTGTTTGGTGGACAACCATTAGAGACTATTGGTAACTTCTTATATCAAGATATCTCTGGAATTGGAACTGCGAGTGCTTCAATTTACAATGTAGAGTATAGACCAATCAATCAAGTTGATTTTTACGAAATATCACTTGACTCAACATCATTTGATGGATCTTTCCAAGTGCCTGGTAAAACAAAAGCACTTGAGATTACTCCAGCAGATGCAACTTCCCTTGTTGTTGACTCTACAGTCGGATTTGGACAAAGTGGCACACTTTTGATAAAACCAAGAGAAGGTGCTAACTTCCTAAACATCAGATATACCGATAAGACAGTAAACCAGTTTCTAAACGTCACTGGCATCACAACATCTCTAATTTTCGGTGCAGATGTTCTTGAGAACAAACTTGCTTATTCTTATGCTGGATTTGGACAAACATCTTTACTACAATTCAGACTTGTCAACGTTATTGATGAAGTAGACACTACTACATCATCAAATATGCAAATTGGGGATAGTCTTAAGTTACTTTCCTTTGGTAAAGATCTAGCAGATAACCCAAAGTTCAATAATTGGATATACAACGTACCTTCAAGTCATAATCTTGCCACAATCAGTCAGGTAAACGTCAATACCTTTAGAATTACGATATTTGACTTATGTGTTTTCTATGTTGATGAAATTTTAAAGTTAAGAAACGATCTTGGCGATGAAGTCAATATTACAGTCAAACAGATTGAGTATGATGCAACAAATACAGCGCAAGTTTACTCAAACACTATTGTTGTTCAAACTACTGGTGCTGTGCCCACCAATCCTTCTAAAATTACAAAAACAGTTACAAAGGCAGCTCATAACTCAAATTACTTTGCTGGAGTAGATCAGTTTACAGTTGGTATTCAGAATAGTTACATTGACAAAGAAGAAAAGTTCTTTTATGTATCATCATCTGGTCTACCTAACTATCCTATCTTTGCAACTGATAATAAGGTATTCGTAAAGACTAGTTCTATTGAGGTTGTAGACGGATTTGGCACACCTTTACTTGGTGGCGGGTTTACTTATACCATACAGTCTTATGACCCCGCCTTTGACCCTGCCGCAGGGACTAGTTTGCTTCCACACAACTATGTGACTGGAGATAAGATTTATTGGGACAATACAGCTGATAGTGGTATCACAACTGGTATTTACTTTGTAACTAAGGTAAACCAAACTGACTTCTATCTTTCATTCAGTGGATCTGACGTATTTGCTCAAAAGTACATTGCAGTTAAAACAGGAACAATTGGACAATACATTTATAAATCTGGTTGGGAGAATAAGACACTTAAGAATCAAAAAATTCTTAGAAAGTATCCTGTTATTAAGGAAAAAGAATTATTTGATGATCCAAATAAAAGAGATGTTAATAATAGGCCTGTGGGACTTATGGCGAATGGTGTTGAACTATTCCCTCCTACTGTTTTCGATGAACAGATTTTCCACGGTGATCTTACAAGTATTACAGTTACAAACCCAGGCTCAGGTTATGATGTCATCACAGGGCCACCTTTACAAGTTTTAGATCAACAAGGATCAGGTGCAATTGGTTATGCAAACATATCTGGATCATTCAAAGAAGTTAAGTTAGTATCGCCAGGTATTGGATATCAAGATAAACCAAAAATTACTGTAAAAGGTGGTAATGGAAGTGGTGCTGTTCTGGAATCTAATCTAGTCAAAGGCAAGATCGTTGCTAACTTTAAAGCTGATGGTTCATCTGTCAATACGACTGATGAGAGTATTTCATTTGAAAACAGACATAACTTTGAAGTTGGTGAAGCAGTTGTTTATGATTCAAGAGGAAACACTCCAATTGTTAACGTGGTTAGTGGATCGGTTTACTATGTTGCACCAGTAAATGAGACAAAGATAAAATTACACAATAAGCCAGAAGAAGCTAAGGTTGGTATCAATACTGTTAATATTGGAAACGTTAGTTTTGGTTTTCATAAACTTACTACAGTAAATGCAAAGAATACAATAACCAAGATTTATGTAAAGGAAAGTGGTTCTGGATACTCAAATAGAAAAGTTATTATCCCTGCAAGACCTGTTAACGGAGACGTTCAATCTGGTATTAGTACATCTGACGATTATGTACTGGCATATAACCATCACTTCAACAACGGAGAGATCGTTGAATATTCTACAACAGGAACAGTTGCATCTGGTCTTTCAACAACAACACAGTATGCCGTTAAGGTCATTGATCCTAACAGATTTAGACTTTGTGATGTTGGTGTTTCCACACAAAGAAACTTTACGAATTATGACAAAAATAAACCCGCTGTAATTCGTGGATTGGGCAGTGGTGATCATACTATAAAATATCCACCTATAGTAGTAAACATAGAGAGTTTATCTGGTATTGCTGTTACCACGGTTATAAAACCAGAGATTCTACCTCTAGTTCTTGGATCAGTTGAAAACGTTTACTTACAAGAAGGTGGTATTGGTTATGGTTGTACTAATATCATGGACTTCCAAAGAAGACCTGACGTTGGCATCTCTACAATTACTTTCAGAGCGTTATTGAAACCAATTATCATTGGTGGTTCTATAGTAGATGTTCAGATACTTGCCAATGGTAAAGGATATCGTGAAGATTCCGATATTGAAATTACTAGTCCTACAGGAAGTTTTGCGGATATAAGACCTATAGTTGTTGATTCTAGAATAACTGGTGTACAGATTCTCGATGGTGGTATTGGATATGGAAAGAGTGATACTACTTTACTTCTACAGAACAGAGGTAAGGATGCTAAGTTTATAGGTAATGTTCGAGAGTGGAAGATTAACCAAGTTCAAAAGAACGAAAATATTATTAATGTAGAAGATTCAGTACTTACAAAACCAAGTACAAACCCAGCTTTCCAATTACAAACTATTGGAATGTATCCTCCTCAAAAATTGAGATATCAATTAGGAGACAATATTGATTCAGCAAACTTAGAAACACCTAATGCTTTCCACTCACCAATATTGGGATATGCATATGACGGCAATCCAATCTACGGGCCATATGGTTATCAGAACTCAGTAGGTGGTGCTATTATTAGACTTAGATCTGGGTATATCCTTGATACATCCGCTAGAGCAGGCCTCAGACCTCCTGGCTTCGCTTTTGGATACTTTGTCAATGATTATCTTTTTGACAACTCTGGCGACCTAGACACATACGGTGGTAGGTATTGTGTAACGCCACAGTTCCCAGATGGAACTTATGCATACTTCTACTCTGTAGAGGTTGATTCTAGTGGTGTTGCTAAACCTAAGTTCCCATATATGGTTGGTAGTCAATTTAAAGATACTCCTATAGAAGAAAACTTTGTTACCTTCTTCAACCAAGATATTGATATTTCAAGTAGGAATGTAACAAGAAACATTGCTCCATACTACCTATCATACGGTAACTCCGATTACGAACTAATTGATGATGTAAAAGATGCATTAAAACAAGAGTTTGAGGTCACTAAAACAAAGAGTGCTGGAATTACTTCCGTAACTGTATTTTCAAGAGGAGATGGTTATAAAATAGATGACCCTCTTACATTAGATAATAAAGGAACAAATGGAACTGGTGCTAATATTGTTGTAAGTGAATTATTAGGAAAAGAAATAAACTCTGTTGACATCGGCATCACTACATTCAAAGATGCTTCATTAAGACTTGAAAAAAGAAATATTATTGGTATTACTTCTATACCACATGGTATTGCTGATGGCGAAACAGTCATATTGAGTGGTATTGATACATCTCAGTTTACAGAGTTCAATGGTTCTCAGAAAGTTCAAGTTATCAATAGATCAGTAGGTCTTGCTACCTTCGTAGACAACGTAACAAACACTGGAGTAAGCACACATCTCTTTGTAACTGATACAAGAGGTTTTAGTCCAAGTGATGTCATTGGAGTTGGAACAGAATCTATGATTGTCACTGGCATTGATACATCCTTCTCTAGATTACTTGTAAACAGAGAAAACTTTGTTGGTGCTGCAATGACACACCAAGCTGGCACTAACAACGTAGTATTAAAACCAAATCAGTTTATATTCCCTGTTGGAACCTCAACAGTCACTCAATTTACATTTGAAAATTATAAAACTTACTTCAATCCACAAGAAACAGTTGGTGTTGGATCTACAGGAACACATTATGCAGTTACAGTAACTGGTTTTGGAACACAAGCAATTCAGACTGTAGAAAATCGTTTTGTACCTCAACAAAGAATATATCTTAAGGATCATAAGTTCTTTACTGGTCAGAAACTAGTTTATAACATGGGTATCGGTGGAACTTCACTTGTTTGGGCAAAAGTTTCTGCTGGTGCAACTTCTGGAGTAGGAACAGAGGTTCTTCCTGATGGGGATGTGTATGCCGTCAACTTTGCCAAGGATTATATTGGATTGGCTACTGTGGCATTCTCTACTGCTGCTGATGCGATATGGTTTTACAATGTAGCATCTAATTCTGGGTTTGCCCACTCTCTTACAACTGCATATCCTAAAGTATCAACTAAAGTAGAAAGATTCTTTGGGGAAGTTGGACTTGGTTCTGCTCATGGACTAGTAGCAGGCGATCTTATCAAACTTGAAGCTTTACCTAAGTCTACCGAATCAACAGTTATTAGATATGACCCTGTTATTGCTAAAACTACAACAAAACGAGTTGGATTCACATATACAAGTTTCTCTCCCGACTTAACTCAAATAAACATTGCTGATCAGGACTTACAAAGTTATGATAAAGTAGTTTACTATGATAATGGCAACACAATCAATGGATTGATCAACAATGAGACATATTTTGTTCTTAGAGAAGATCCTGAGTCGATAAAACTCTGTAAATACAAATCTGATGTATTTGATTCCAATCCAGTTTCAATATCAACAGTAACCACTGCAAGTGCTAACAATTTAAGTTTCATTGCTAAGATTAACCCACCTCTATCTTTCACATCAGGTAATACAATCGTATTTGATGTATCAGATCAAAGTCTTCTTGATATGAGGTTGGATTTCTTTGGAGATATCACTTTCAACAATAGACTAGACGTTCAAGGCACAAATCTTGGTGGATTCAATATTACTAGGAGTGGTATTTCTGGAAACGCTAATTCTACAGTAACAATCAACACTGAAACTGAGTGGCCAAGAAAAACATTCTATGATCTAACTCCTGTTGTTCCATCAGACACTAGAAAGACATATGGTTCATCGGATACTGATGTAACAGGAAGAAACAACATAACATTCAGTGATATCGTTCTCAGAAACGAACATAGCGTTTTAATTAAGGATGATACTACATTTACATTCAACTTAAAAGAAAAACCACTAGAATCTCAAAGATTTGTTTCTAGAGTTGGTGTAAGTACAATAACATACAGTACAACATCTCTTAATGCTAGAGGGCCTGTATTTAAAACTAAAATCAACTTCCCAGGCAAAGGATATACCATTTTACCTAAAGTTATTGGTTTTGCAAGTACACAAGGTCAAGATGCTATTGTAAAAGTATCATCTCCCGAAATTGGGCAAATTGACATTATTGAAAGAATCAAAGATGGATTTGACTACCCAACTGACCCAACTTTACTACCATACTTAGCAGTTCCCGCTATAGTTGATATAAGTGGTATTTCAAGGATTGATCAAATTAAAGTTATTGATGGTGGAAAGAGATATAACCAACCACCTTCACTTGCAGTTCGTGGTAACAGTAATGTACAGATTCTAGCACATTTATCTGGTGGATCTGTAGATAGAGTTGAAATTATCAAAAATGCGTTTGAGTTTAAAGAACCACTAAACATCATTACAACTAATAACTCTAATGGTTATGATATTGATGCCATAAGTCATAGTGGTACTACAGTTACTGCTGAGTTACTATTAGATCAACAATTCAATCAACCAATACAAACTGGATATGCTTCTACTGATATTAAACTACCATTTGCAGTTGGTGACAAAGTATTAGTTGAAGGATGTAGAATTAAACCAGCATCATTAGCAGTAGGTGAAGGCAACTTCAACTCATCTGATTATGACAACTCATTCTTTACAGTTACAGGTGTAAGCACAACAAACTCAACTGTTCAGTTCAGTATGTCAGATGCGCCTGGAATATCCACTGTTACTTTGGGATCTTATGACGATGACTTTACATTAGGATCTATTGTTAATTTCAACGACATGGCGAAGTTTAATATGACTCTTATTAACGATGCCAAGTACTTATCTGGTGAGAAAGTAACATCTGCTAGATTTGAAGGAATTGTAGCTGAAAATGGTTGGAATGTCAATATTAACCAACTTAGATTAAGAGATACTATTGGAACTCTTTTACCAGGCGACACATTGTTTGGTGAAGTCTCTGAATTGAAAGGATCAGTTAGAGATGTCAATAGATTCAGTGTAAACACTACTCTTGGAGTTACAAGAGATAAAGTGTCTAAGAATGATATGGAAGTTGGTATTCTTAACGACTTCAATCAAAGATTATCAGATAACTTCTACTTCCAAAAGTTTTCATACTCAATTAAGAGTAATCTTCCATATACTACATGGAAAGAATCTGTAAAATCAATTGTTCACCCATCTGGATTCCTAGAGTTCTCAGATCTTGTTATTGAGAGTGATTCCAAAAAAGACGCCAATACTTTAAATCTAGTAAGCGTTGGAATCGCAAAATCAAATAATATGAAGGTTAAACCTGTTGACACTACAGTTAACCTCATATTGAATATTGATAATGAAATATTCATGGGTAAGAGAGATAACTTTGCGGTAGTAACCGAAGATGATGCTTTACCTGACGGATCTGTACAAAGAATATTCTTCCCAGAAGGCAGACCAATTAAGAGTTTCATCATGAACAAAACCAACAAGGTTATATC